GCTTCAACAGAAGCCGGTGCTGACATCGCAGGAGATGGAGTGTTACCAAGAACAGTATCCAAACGAGTTTTCAACTCATCGAATGTCTTGAAATTATTCTCATTGACAAATTCTTCCAATGAGTGTTGTGATTTCCAAACTGTTTCCATCTTGTCATCGTCATCTAACAAGGGAGCCGCAGTAACAAACTCCGACTTATCATAGTTTGAATACCCATCAAGTTTACGAATCTTCAGTTTGAAGTTCGCACCATCCCAAAGATTGAACACATCTACTTGTGTCTCATCTTCAAATTCAGGATTAGCCATAGAACTAACCATGTCAAAGATTTTCTTTCCATAACGGAAAAGGAAAACCTTACCTTCGTTTTGGGGATTCGCCTTGTCTTCTACGACATAAATGTTAGAGAAGTAAGTCAACCTTCTCTTCTGTTTACGAGCGATCTCTTTGTTCGCTTCGATACCAGAGTTCCAAAGAGTAGAGTTATACTCTGCCAATGGATCTTTCTGACCAATAGTAGTCAAAGAGTTTTCGATATACCATCCGCCTGGACCTTGAAATCCGTGATTGAAAACACGCACATAAGGCATATCTTCATTCTCAGGTGATGGAAGAAAACGAATTACAGCGTAACCGCTTCCAGATTTATCCAATTCTGCTTTCCAGAATCGTTCATCGTCGCGACTGAAATTGTTTTTGGGGTTGTTGATTTTCTCAATCGATTGATTAAGTTTTTCTAAATCGGCTGACCGATTCTTCTTGAGCGAAGCAAATGAATTTGCCATGTCTGTCTCCGTATTTCTGGTTATCCACTTTATTCATAATATAAATCTACTTGTTTTTTCAGTATGTCTACATATTTCTGCTTATTTAAATTCAAAAAAGGAGCATAATTATTACACATACTATATAGTTCCGGCCACACGACCGATTCCTCAATCTTCTCATTGAATATTGAGGAAAAATTCAGTATTGAATCAAGAACAATAAAAGATTCTACTGACACTTCTTCACCAAACACATGATGAAGCATAGGTGGATGTTGACCATCCACCACATCAAAAATGGAATTGAAACTTTTGTTTTCTTCAAACAAAACACCAATCTCATTCTCAAATACATAAGGAAGACTTTGTATCTTTGCCTTCCAAGCAATATAGTTATCTCTACCTTCTGGTGAGGTTACATTGCCCACCCACAAATCCCTTGTCTTTACAAAATTAGAGACAAGAAACTTAGTGAGATCTTCTTCTTTATAAATTTTTGATAATCGAACAAAGTGATGTTTATCTCTTCTCTTATCGAAAGAGGATTCATTTGCTCGCACCTTACCGTTGAACTTGAAATAATCATAGCTCGTTCTGTTGAAGTGTTGTTTCAACGATAAGTATTTTTGGTACACTTCAAAGGGTCGCACTTTTGGTATCATATAGGAAGTTTGGATGTCTTTGGCATAAAATGCAAGGTCTCCGCTTCTTCCCTTAGTTTGTTTTTGGTTTTGATATTAATTAAACCAGCAACTGTTTCCGACTCAAGACCATTTTCATCAGCATGATACATTATAGCATCAAGATAACTCATCTTTGTCGTTTCAACAATTCCATTGATTTCATCGTTGTAACGTTCACTCGTAAACATATTCAATAATTCTGTCATCTACTGTAACTCCATAATATTTAATTATAACAAATTGTGATTCAAATGTCAAGTCAAACTTAAACATTCGTATTTCTTACTGCTTCACCTTCTTTTTGTTCTGGATCATCTTTATCTTTAAACCAATAATCTGTGGCCTTAGCGAGAACAGCCACATAAGCGCCCACCATAATATTCACTAGATCGCGAGATTCGGCAGGCAACGATCCATAAAACAACAACCATATTAAAAACAAAAAAGTAAGAACTATAATCAGAGACAATGAAAATCTCGACCACCAGTTCAGTTTCTTTCTTGTTTCAATTTTCTCATAACGTAGCGCTTCCATCGGATTACTCTCCCATAATTTTTCTTCTTGTTCTTCAATCATTTCTGCAGAGGTATTAACTTTTCCATCCCCTAACCTTTTTTTGTATATTTTTGTGTTCATTATTCCTATCCAAAAAAATTGTGTAGAAAGGGAATCTTCTGTTACGAGGCGATTCCCCAAACCCTACAGATTAATTATGCCGCTAGAGCAACCCGCGCTGGGGAATAATCTGAATTATTAGCTGCGAAAAAGTTTGCATCTAATTTAGTTGATTGTAGTCAATCACCCGATTTGTTCTCTCCAATACTTTCATTAGCAATCGAACTCTATTACAGCCCCATCAACAAATCACGTTATAAGTTCTTGGTGGAGCTGATCGGAATCGCACCGATGTCTTACTTAACTATCCTTTTGGGTCATCAAACAAATACATTTACCAGTTATTATGACTGGCTTTTAATTTTTTATATAACCTTATTCTCTCAGGTTCATTTTGATTATAGTATGCATTCTGTAAATCTGTATAATCTTTTTTAAACTCAGGATCTTTTTTCATTCTTGTTGAAGGTTTCAAATCCGCTAAAGGGGTTTTCCGAGCTTCTCTCTGTTCTTTTGTCCAAGGCTTTCTCACTCTATTCTTAGTCGCCTCTCCTATCTTTCTCCGTCTTTCAAGTTCTTTCTCTGGATTTTCTATCGCCCAAGTCTTTAATGCCTCTGTTCCTTTTTTAGACATTTCCAATTGAAACTCTGGATAGAGTGCATAATTCATTCCCATCTTCTTACCTGAAAAGGGATTACTGTCATCCCTTTTCATTTGTTCTACTCTAATGTCTGAAGCTCGCTTAGCATTCTTCTTTCTGTAATCTTCATCCATCCAACCAAAACCACCATCCCCTTCTTCTGGTTTTAAGTTCGCCCATTCATTACTTTTAACTATATCCCACTTTTCAGAAAGTTCTATTCCTTTCTTTTTTATTTCTTTTGGGTCTGTTGATTGAAACACTATTTCAGTAGAAATATCTTTACCATGTTTTTTGAGATGGTTGATCCATCTCTGACCAGATCCCACATAAGTATCATGATCTTCTCTGACTGTTTTACCAAGATACTTGAGGCCAGTTTTATTATGTGTTTTAACGTAAAGTTTAATCATACTCATATTTATATTATACCAACTTATAAACGAATTGTCAAGACATTTTAAAGTGGTAAGCGTCACATACTTCTTTTAGTTTATGTATGTAATCTAGAGGATTGAATACTCTCCAATCGACTAAAATATCAGTATCCATTAATGGATTGTATTTGTCTTTTTCAAATCTTATCAACATACAGAGAACCACCTTTTTCGGAATGACACCGTACATTTCGTATATCATTAGTGAATAAGCAGTTCCTTGAAGAATGTAAGATAGGATGTATTCTTCTTTCTTGATGTAAGTAGCGGTCTTCCAATCTATGACGGCTAGTTCACCTTCGTATTCGGCAATTAAATCTGTTGTTCCTGCTGTCTTTAATCCATCAGACCAAAGTGGTAATTCGATACCACGAATGTTATCTATTCTCTCATCTATTTGTGGTAAAGCGAGTTTGATTAGTTCAATATGTTCTGGTGCTACTCCTTGTAGATAATCCTCATCACCACGCATATATTTTTCTATTACGTTGTGTATCTTAGTTCCACGAATAGAAGCTTTGGTAGAAATTCGTTGTGCTTTTTCGTGTCCAACTTTATTCTTCCAAGCTTGTATACCTGCTTTTGAAACTATTTCGTAAAGAAGATTTGTGATGGATGGATATGTGCCATTTGGAGCATGATACATTCTTCCATTGTTACCTGAGTTGTCTTGTTCGATTAGGTCTTTTCGATTATCAAAAAGATCATAATTAAATTTTTTCATAAACTAACGAATATCAATAGTATTTCTTGGATGTAATTTTTTAATTTCTTTGAGGCGGTCTTTGAAACCAGCATCAATTTTTCTACCAGCATGGTGCCAAGGATCACCAATATGAGAAGTTCCAAATATATGTTTCACAGCTATCTCAGAACATTTTACGCAGGGTTCTTCAGTTGGTTTGTTTCTATCAACTATCTTCATGTTTTCTTCAAACTCATGTTCACAGGATGAACATTTATAATCATAATAGGGCATATCAGTTTCCTGTTATCAATGTTTATATTTTATTATATAGTTTCAATCTTACCGATGAATAGTAGATGTCAACAAATTCATTCCAGGCGTTGTAGGATATCCATACTTGTAATAGGATATAGGTAATATCAGATCAACTTTTTTAACAACTGGAAATGTTGTTTTTACAATATCTTTCGTGACAATCGTTCTTGTTATAGTAACACAATCTGGACAAGAACCATCGGTCATTTCAATTCGACAGCCCGCTGGAGCATTACAGACTTCCTCCGTAATGATTTCGGTTTTCGCCATCAAAGC